AAGTTACCTGAAGAAACTGAAGATGTAGAAGGTCAACACTATTGCGCTAAACATGTCTATTCAGATATTTACGGCGAAGGTGTAGTTGTCGAAGGTCAACATGCTGAGCCCGATGAGAACGGCAACATTGAATGGTACACAGTGCAGTTTGAACATGGTGAAGAAGTTATCTTCACTGAAGACGTTGAAGTTATGATGGCTGAATATCACAACAATCATTCCCCCATGAAGAAAAAAGCCAAAAAGGCAAAGGAATAAAAAAATGTTCAGCTCAATCATCACATCTATTCTTCGAGCAACCAAGACAATTAAAATTCCCGGAGGCAAAATCACATTGGGATTAACTGCCAGATCAACAATGAGATCGCCCCCACCTAGAAGAGTATTAAGATAAGGTAGTTAAAATGCCTATTACAAAAACAATTTTAAAAAAGGTTCGTCAACAAGCCGTCGTAAAGTTGGTTGGTGATGGAACTGCAAACGTTGACCTAGTTGCAGATTTAAAATTGTCTGATGAAACAGTCAGCAATGTTGCCAACATTAAAGTCAATATTAATAGCGTTTACTTTAATGCTGATACAGGACCTATTCTTCTAAAGAGAAACAATTCAAACGTTTTAGTTCTTTTTGGCAGTGATAATTGGTTCTTTACACAAACGTCGGGTTTCTCAGATACCTCAAATAATTCTGCAAACGTAGTAGTCACTATTCCCGCTTCCGGTGGTACAGTTATTTTAGGTCTGACAAAAGAAGCAGGATTTGCTGAACCAGACCAGCAAAACTATGTTTCAGGGGACTAATATGAAACTCATCACCGAAGTCACACAAGATGTAAAATATCTTACCGAAAAGAAAGAAAGTGGCGGAAAAAATGTCTACATTGAAGGCATTTTCATGCAAACTGAGCAAACTAATCGTAATGGTCGTGTTTATAGAAAACCTATCGTTGAAAAAGAGATAGGGCGTTATCAATCTCTCATTAGTGAAAAGCGTGCGCTTGGAGAACTAGGACACCCACCAAATCCTTCAATTAACCTCGACAAAGTTTCACATCTGATTACGAATTTACGGTTTGAAGGAAATGATGTTTATGGAAAAGCAAAGATTCTGGACACCCCCATGGGGAAAATTGCCCAGAACTTTATTGAGGAAGGTGTTCGCCTAGGTGTATCGTCACGCGGATTGGGATCAGTTAAACAGCTTAAAGATGGTGTTAATGAAGTGCAAGATGATTTTCATCTCGCAACAGTTGACATTGTAGCTGATCCTTCAGCCCCAGATGCCTTTGTTCAGGGCATTATGGAGGATGCATCTTGGCTTTACGTTGAAGGAAAAGGTTGGGTTATGGAACAAGTTAAAGCACAAGTCAAGAAAGGAAAGTTAACAGAAAGCAAAAAGCTACAGCTTTTTACGCAATTTGTTGACCTAATTTCTAAAAAATAAAACTTATAAATAAAAGTAAATTTCATTAGGAGAGATCTATGTCAATTGAAGCAAAAATCAAAGAGCTGCTTACTCGCAAGAGCGATGAGCAACTCAATGAGGAAGGCGCAGCTCCTATGGGTGCAGCAAACGTCTCTAAAGACACATCCATTAAGGCTGCCAATCAAGGCGATACAACAATGCCTCGTCAAGGTTCTTCACAAGATGCAGAATACGAAGAGCGTGACGAAAAAGAAGAGAATCAAGGCTCTGTTGTTTCAAAATCAACACCCAATGCTCCACGTCCCCAGCATCAAGGCGCAGGTCAAGCACCCAACTATACAACAACTGGAGATCCTGCATCTGTAGTCAACATGCAAGCATCAAGCGGTAATAAGCCCATGGGTGAGGAGACTAAAGAAGTATCAACACCTTCGCTGAAAGAACAACTTTCAGCTATTTTTGGTGATGATCTTTCTGAAGATTTCCGTGACAAAGCAACAGCGATTTTCGAAGCTGCTGTTATTGCACGTGTAAATGAAGAAATGGACAAAGTTGTTGCCCAACTTGAAGAAGAAAAACAACAAGAGCTTGAAGATATTGCTGAGGGTCTTATCGACAAAGTTGATTCATTTATGAATTATGTTGTCGAACAGTGGATGGATGAAAACAAACTTGCAGTCGATGGCGGTCTCCGCACCGAGATTGCAGAAGATTTCATCGCTGGTCTGAAGACTCTTTTCCAAGAAAATTATATCGACATTCCTGAAGAAAAGGTTGATGTGGTTGAGACTCTTTCAGCAAAAACAGATGAACTGGAAGAAAAACTTAATGAATCCACTACCAAGAACATTGAACTTACAGAAGAGCTTTCATCATTAAGGAAAGCAATTGTGTTAAGTGAGATGAGCGGTGACCTAGCTGACACAGAAGCCGACAAACTGAAGAAGCTAGTTGAGGGTGTGCAGTTTGATTCTGATGAACTTTTCCGTGAGAAAGTTAAAGTTATTAAGGAAAATTATTTCCCCAAAGTTCAAAAGAGTTCACCCGAGGAGCAAATTCTAAATGAAGAAGCTCCTGTGCAGTCATCAAATGACTCAATGTCAAAATACGTACAAGCTCTCTCAAGAGCTATCAAGGCACGTTAATTTATAAATAAAAGTACATTCCAATCAAGGAGATTTTAAAGATGTATATGACCGAACAACTGCAGAAGAAGTGGGGTGCTATTATTGAGCATTCTGATCTTCCCGAGATCAAGGATACTTATAAGAAAGCTGTCACCGCTGTTCTTCTCGAGAATCAAGAAAAAGCCCTCCGTGAAGAGCGTCAAGCCCTTTTCGAAGACATTCCTGCAAACAACATTTCCGGCTCCGGTATCGATAAGTATGATCCTATTCTTATCGGTCTCGTTCGTCGTGCTATGCCTAACCTCATGGCTTATGACGTTGCTGGCGTTCAGCCAATGACAGGTCCAACAGGACTTATCTTCGCAATGCGTTCACTTTATGGTACAGAGCGTACCAATGCTGGTGGTCGTGTTGAAGCTCTCTACAACGAAGCTGATACAGATTTCTCCGGTGCAGGTACTCACGCAGGTTCCAATCCTGCTACAGGTACATACACAACCGGTACCGCAAACGTTACCGCTTGGGCTGAGCAACTTGGTACAACCAATTATGACTTCGGTCAAATGTCTTTCTCAATTGACAAGACAACAGTTACTGCCAAGAGCCGTGCGCTGAAAGCAGAATACACTGTTGAATTGGCACAAGACCTTAAGGCAGTTCATGGTCTTGACGCTGAGTCAGAGCTCTCAAACATCCTCTCACAGGAAATCATGTTTGAGATCAACCGTGAAGTCATCCGTACCATTTACAAAGTTGGCAAGACAGGTTCACCTGCAACAGCAACCCCAGGTACATTTGACCTTGACATTGACTCCAACGGTCGTTGGTCAGTTGAGCGCTTCAAGGGTCTTCTGTTCAATATGGAACGTGATGCAAACCATATTGCACAAGACACTCGTCGCGGTAAAGGTAACTTCGTCATTTGCTCAGCAGACGTAGCTTCTGCTCTGGCAATGGCAGGTGTCCTTGACTACGCTCCTGCTCTTTCAACAGGTCTGAACGTTGATGACACAGGCAATACATTCGCTGGTGTTCTCAATGGTCGTTTCCGTGTCTACATCGATCCATACTCAGCCAACCTTGGCGCACAGTATCAGTTCTATGTAGTCGGTTATAAGGGTGCTTCACCCTATGACGCAGGTCTGTTCTACTGCCCATACGTTCCTCTCCAGATGGTTCGTGCAGTCGATCCTAACACCTTCCAGCCCAAGATTGGCTTCAAGACACGTTATGGTATGATTGCCAACCCATACGTTACACCAAATGCTTCTTCTACAGCAGCTGACGGTGACAACTTTACATCAGGTCGTAACCAGTACTATCGTAAGTCTGGTGTGTTGAATCTTATGTAAGAAACCGGCGTAGATCGGTACTTGAGGGGGACTTCGGTCCCCCTTTTTTATTGTGATAAATATTGCATAATAGGAGAAAATCTTGTATATTGCAAGTAATTCATCATTAGCTGATAGTTACACAAATAGTTTGCCTGCAACTTATGACTATCTAAAACCGAATGGATTTAGATTTGTAATCAAAGATTTGCCTAATGTTTCTTACACTTGTCAAGAAGTTACTTTGCCAACACTAAACTTAGGGTTCGTACAGATACCTACACCTAATATTGATTTAAAACTTCCTGACTTGAAACCAGATTTTTCAGATTTTAGTTTGTCCTTTATTGTTTCTGAATCGATGCAAAACTATACTGAACTTTTTGATTGGATTCTTGCTATTTCAGGTTTCAAAGAAGATGCATGGACATCCTTTGTCAACCAAAGAATAAATCGATTTCCGGGTGCAACTAAGGACAATAAATATTCGGAGTCACTAAAGTATTCGGATGCTTCATTGTTCATACTTAACTCATCGAATATACCTAAAGTAGAAGTAAAGTTTACTGAACTATTTCCTGTAACATTATCACCATTGTCATTTAACACAACGGTTGATAATATACAATACCTTGTCTGCGGAGCGACTTTCAAATATAGATCATTTGAAATACAAACATTATAACTTTGGAGTAAATTATGTCTGAGCAAAATCCAGATCAACCCGTGCAAAAAAGCATTGCAGTATCAGAACTACAAAAAACAAAACTATTCATTGCAACCCCTTGCTATGGTGGTGCATTGACCGAACCATACTTTAAAAGTATTCTTAGATTAGTTTTCTTTTTTGATAAACATAGTATTCCTTTGCAATTTGCAACGATTGCGAATGAGTCACTAGTTCCTCGAGCAAGGAACACATTGACAGCGTTCTTCCTTCGTTCAGATTGTACACATCTGTTCTTCATCGATGCTGACATTGAGTTCAAGGTTGAGGATGTTATTCGCCTTATCGCCGCAGACAAAGATATTGCGGTGGGAGCATATCCCAAGAAGGGTATCAATTGGGATATTGTAAAGAAGTTTTCAATTACAAACCCTGAAGCAACACAAGATGAGTTGGCGTGTGCAGGTAGTGAATATGCAATCAACTTTCAGTTCAAGGATATTGAGAAGCGCGCTATTGAAGTTCAAGATGGATTGGTTGCGTTGAAAGATGCAGGAACAGGATTCATGCTTATCAAAAGAAATGTAATTGAAAGAATGACAAAGGCATATCCAGAACTCCAGTATAACAATGATATTAACGTTGACAAGGATCTAGATAAACACACTTACGCTTTGTTTGATACTATCATTGAAGAATCATCAAAACGATATTTGTCAGAAGATTATACATTCTGCAGACGTTGGCAAGATTTGGGTGGACAAGTTTGGTTAGATCCCAATATTAGTTTGAACCATTACGGTACGATTCCTTTCCGCGGCAATCCGACAATCATTTTTGAAAAGGCACCATGAAATTAAGTGATCTACAAACACAATGGGAGCAAGATTCTCCCATTGATGAAATGAATTTGGGTGGTGAGGCAACAAGGATTCCTATTCTTCATGCAAAGTATTTGAATCTTCTTACATCAACAAAGTTAAATCTACGCAAGGCAGAATCTGAATATTCGAATATGCGTAGATTGAAGTTTCGTTATTATCGCGGGGAAATGACTCGTGAGGAACTTGAGAGTGAGGGGTGGGATCAATGGCAAGGCAACAAACCATTAAAAAATGAGATGGATGAGTTTCTTTCCTTTGATTCTGACTTGATTGCTTTACAAGATAGAATCGAATATTTTAAAACTGTTCTCTACCAACTTGAACAAATTATTCGTTCTTTGAATTCACGTACATGGGATATTAAGAACGCAATCGAATGGTTGAAATGGTCGAATGGATCAATCTGATATACGCATTAGGAAGAAAGATGAGGTTCATGTAATCGTTGATTGTGAACCCGGCTTGCGTCAGGAACTAAGTGAATTTTTTACTTTTGATGTTCCTGGTGCAAAGTTCACTCCTTTATATCGCAATCGAATGTGGGATGGCAAAATACGTCTTTTCTCTTACATGACAGGAGAGGTATATTGTGGATTGGTGGAACATATTCAAAACTTTGCTGTTAATAGTGGCTATAGCATTGATCTTTCTAAGTATGAACGTGTGGGTGAGTCCTGCACCGTGGATCAAGTAAAACAGTTTTGTGAAAGTCTCCAATACAGTAGTCAAGGTAAATCTATACAAGTACATGATTATCAAATTGATGCTATCTATCAAGCATTATCATCAGGCAGGAAGATGCTTCTGTCACCCACCGGATCAGGCAAGTCGCTTATACTTTATTCCTTGATTCGTTGGCATTTTAATAAGGGACGAAAACAACTAATTGTGGTTCCCACAACCTCGTTGGTTGAACAGTTGTATAGTGACTTTAAGGACTATTCATCTGTAAATGGATGGAATGTTGAAGAAAACTGCCATCGCATCTATTCGGGAAAAGAAAAAACAAACGATATGCCTGTCATCATATCTACATGGCAATCATTACAAAAACTTCCGAAATCATTTTTTGAGGAGTTTTACAGCATATACGGTGATGAGGCACATTTGTTCAAAGCCAAGTCATTGACCGCTATCATGTCACGTTGTACCAAAACACCTTTTCGTATTGGTGCAACAGGTTCATTAGATGGGACGCAAACACATAAACTTGTTCTTGAAGGTTTGTTTGGTCCTGTCTATAAGGTAACGACAACTAAGAAACTTATCGAAAACAAAAAACTGGCTGATTTAAAAATCTATTGTATTGTGCTTGACTACGCTGATGAAACTAAAAAGCTATGTAAGGATCTATCCTATCAAGAGGAAATGGATTTCCTTGTTTCGAATACCAAACGTAATAAGTTCATTCGTAATTTGGCAATAAACACCAAAGGAAATACACTTGTCTTATTTCAGTACGTTGAGAAGCACGGCAAGCATTTGCATGATATGATTGCAGAGAGATGTGAGAATAGAAAGGTGTTCTTTGTATATGGGGGGACAGATACACAACAACGTGAGGAAGTACGGGCATTGACAGAAAAAGAAAATGATGCTATTATTGTTGCTTCATACGGGACATTTTCAACGGGTGTAAATATACGTAACCTACACAACATTATCTTTGCATCCCCCTCGAAGTCAAGGATTCGTAACTTACAATCAATCGGTCGTGGGTTGCGTATATCTGAAACAAAAGACGCATGTAACTTATACGATATAGGTGATGACTTGAGCTGGAAAAAGAAAAAGAATTTCACATTGCAGCACATGGTTGAGAGAATCAAAATTTACAATGAGGAGTCGTTTAATTACTCACTTGTAAAGGTACCTTTAAATGACTGAAGAACCGCTCGAAACAGGTGAAGCACAATTCATTTTTGTTAAGTTATCTAACGGCGAAAATATAATTTGCACAACTTACTATGATGTTGAAGATATGCAAAAACTAAAGTTTCTTCCCATCATAGATCCCATACAAATCTTTTCTTTTAAAATTCCCCAGAACGGTGCCTTTATAGAAAAATATATCATGCAAACGTGGGCGCCTTTCTCTAGTGACACCAGTACAACGATAGCAATGAACAATGTGGTGTTCGTTGGTCGATTAAAAGAATACTTTATTGAAAAGTATATTGAATACATTACCGACCCCAATTCGCAACAAATGGTTGAGGAGGGTGATGCAGATGATACGATAGAAAGTGAAGAGGACGATACTACCATAGAGGAAGTTATCGAAGATTATATTAACAAAGAAGAAAATAGAAAGAAATGGTATCACTAATATGAGAAAAGCTACACATTATGTTGACAATCAAAAATTTCTCGAGGCACTAATCGCCCACAAGAAGTTATGCAAAGAAGCCGAAGAGGTAGGTCAAGAAAAACCCATTCTACCAAACTACATTGGTGAATGCTTTATCAAGATCGCCAATCACCTTGCATATAAAGGCAACTTCATAAACTATTCTTTCCGTGATGATATGATTTCAGATGCTATCGAGAATTGTCTAATCGCCGCTGAAAAATTTGATCCTGAAAAGTCAAAGAACCCCTTTGCCTATTATACACAAATAGTTTACTTTGCTTTCATTCGTCGCATTCAAAAAGAAAAGAAACAACAAGCAACAAAGTATAAACTTCTTGAGAATATCAACATCGATGAGATCATTACACAAGAAGCTGACTCAAGTGAGTTTGGTAACCAGTTTCTTGACTACATCAAGAAGCAACTTGACCAGATTGATCCAGATCGTAGATCAATAGGAACTCCACAGAAAAGTTCACGCATGGCAGAAGAAGTTGTTGCAAAACTTGATTTTGATGATTGATTTCTGCTAAATACTTCTGTATCATTATAGTATTGTTAGGAGTGACCATGCAAAAAATCAAAGTAAGTGAACTTTTTTATTCGATTCAAGGTGAAGGCAGATACATGGGTGTACCCTCTGTATTTCTTCGCACATTCGGTTGTAACTTTACATGTGGCGGATTTGGTATGCCGCGAGGTGAGGTAAGTCGTGAACGAGATGATGTTGCTGCAAATATTACATTCTATGGCAAATACCGAGATTTACCTTTGGTCAGCACTGGTTGTGATTCCTACGCTAGTTGGGATCCTCGGTTTAAGCATCTTTCGCCGCTTGTGGAAACAGAACAATTAGCAGACGAAATAGTTAATTTGCTTCCTTTTCAACAATGGCGAGATGAACATCTTGTCATTACGGGGGGTGAACCCCTACTGGGGTGGCAAAGAGCGTACCCTGAGCTTCTTGAGCAAGAAAGAATGTGTGATCTCAAAGAGTTGACGTTTGAAACGAATGGAACACAACCTTTGTCTGATGATCTTGAACAGTATCTTTTTGATTGGTCAAGTTGTACACGTGAGCAATCTGATCTGACATTTAGTATCAGTCCCAAATTGAGTGTAAGTGGTGAGAAGTGGGAAGATGCAATCAAACCTGAAGTGGTTAAACAATATTCACAAATTGGTTATACATATTTAAAGTTTGTAGTTGAGTCTGAATCTGATATACAAGAAGTAGATCAGGCAGTTAGTGAGTATCAAAGAAAAGGATTTTATGGTCCTGTTTATTTGATGCCTGTTGGTGGTGTAGAAAGTGTTTATTCGCTAAATAATAGGCGAGTCGCAGAGTTAGCGATGGCACGCGGCTATCGGTATTCTGATCGCCTTCAAGTTCCCCTGTTTAAAAATGCGTGGGGCACATAAACTATCCGCGTAAGGAAGGATAACATGTCATTTAATAAAACCAAAACTGATCCGTTTTTGGGTCGCAAAGTAC